CTCCTTGAAAATCTAAGTCCTGTGCAGTCACCTGAGAGTCTACATAAGCCTTTACAGATTGCTGTGTTGGTATAAGAGTTGCAGAATCAGATGTCATATCATCTTCATCTACAAAAGCTGTAGCAGTTATAGTACCATCGTTAAGACTACCAAAGGTTAAATCTGTTATGGTTGTTGCAGCTATTGTACCACCTTCAACCTTGTCACCACTAATTTGATTATCAGCAAGTGTTAAAGTACCTGCAGAGACATCTAAAGTTTTAGAAGCTCCTACAGTTATGTTAGATGTAGCAATGGTTGTACCGTCTATTGTACCACCGTTGATGTCTGTTGTAGTCAACACAGAACTTGCAAGTGTTACAACACCTGTAGAGTCTGCTATTGAACCTGCTGCAGTTCCATCTTTAGCTTTTAAATTTGTAACTTCAATGTTTGTTGTATCTACAGTTGTAGCATTAACGTTGGTAATGTTACCTGTTGTTGAAGTTAATGTAGTAATAGTTGTAGCAGCAATAGTACCGCCTTCAACTTTATCACCTGAGATTTGGTCATCTGCTAAAGTTATAGTGCCTGATGAAACGTCTAAAGTTTTACCAGCTCCTACTGTGATATCTGAAGTTGCTATGGTAGCACCATCAATTGTACCACCGTTAATGTCTGCTGTATCAGCTACTAAGCTGTCAATGTTAGCAGTACCATCTATGTAGAGGTCTTGCCATTCTTTTGTAGCACTACCTAAATCGTAAGTGTCATCTGTGTTTGGTATAATGTCTGAATCAATCTCTGCAGCTAAGTTAATGCTGTCAGTGTCTGCATCACCAAATGTAAGGTTACCGGAGATAGTAGCGTTACCTGTGACTGTAAGATTACCACCGATATCTACGTTACCTGTTGTGGTAACTGTATCTGTATAGGTATCTTTGAATCTTAAAGAAGTTGTACCTAAGTCAACATCGCTGTCTGTTACAGGTATGATAGCACCATCGGCTATGTATAGCTGTTGTACAGGAGCTGAAGCGACTTCTACGTAAAACTCAATGTAGTTATTTGTTGTGTCTATTAAGACTTTGTTGTTCGGAGAAGTTTCTCCAGCATCACCAATCAAGCCAATGACAGGACCCGAAGCAGCAGTACCATCGTGGCTATGCCCTGTCGAGTTGTGAAAAGCGTTTACGAGTTGGTTATATTCATCATTAAATAAAGCAGCAGTGATTGTATCACCGTCTGCAAATGAACTTTGTCGTGTATAACCTGCCATTATTTATTCTCCGTGTTTTTTATTTTTAGGAATTATTAGTTATGTATGTGTTTCCTGTAGCAATCGCATCTGTATAGCTAGACTTATCTGATGAGTCTCCTACTACGTCAGGTGTGTCATCATCTTCATCTGATGGTTCATAAGCCAAGATAATTTCAAGATGGTCTACATTTCTTTGTACCATCTCGTTGATTTCTTCTTGGGTCATAAGACCTACATCGTGTGTGCCACCATTGATAGCGTTGATAAGCGTAACGCTATCGGTTGCTGCGGTTAAGACTTTTGTTACTGTTGCCATTTTTTATTCTCCTTTTAGAATGTTAATTTCGTTTTGTAAGCTATCGCATTTTGCTGATAACTCTTGTACTGCTTTAATTAAAGGATGTACAAACATTTCTTGTGAAATGGTGTTTATTCCATTATCAATTTCGTTCCATCCTCCAAAATCTGTAATACCCTGTGTGTTAAGAGCTTCTTTAACTTCTTGAGCAATAAGACCATACATTTTTTGTTCATGTTTTCTTGTTGTTTTAAGAGGGTCGTAATCAGGTAAGCTAGAATCAATATTTGCTTTAGGCTTCCATTTAAAAGTAACTGGTCTTAAATTGTTTATAAAATCTAAACCACAATCAGTGTTGTCTTGTATTTCTTCTTTATAGCGAACATCTGATACTCTAGTCCAAGAAGCGTTAGTATCAAACTCATTATAAACTCTGTCACTACCATTGCCCGTCCCAACAGTCATTATATAATCAGTTCCACCATCGCCTGCTTGTACTCCTTTAGCGTTGTGACCTATAACTATATTACCTTGAGAATTTGAACCATACGCATCAGCACCAGCACCTATAATTGTGTTGTAATATCCAGTTGTTGTAACGTCCCCCGCATTATAACCAATTGCAACATTTTCAAAGCCTGTGGTGTTTGCTGTTAAAGCACTTGTACCCACTGCGGTGTTGTTATTTGCAGTGGTGTTTGCGGCAAGAGCTAAATCCCCTACTGCAACATTGTTAGTTCCAGTAGTGTTAAGCTGTAAAGTTCGTGAACCAAAAGCACCATTATTTGTGCCTGTGGTGTTAGTCTTCATTGAATCTTTACCAACAGCAGTATTGGTATCACCTGTGGTGTTTGCGGCTAAAGCTGATTTACCTACTGCTGTATTGTTAGATGCGGTGGTGTTTGCGTGTAAAGCGAGAGTACCCATTGCAACATTATTATTACCTGTGGTGTTTGCGTCTAATACATTAACACCTACTGCACAATTTTCAGCACCTGTTGTGTTTGCTGCTAAACTAATAGAGCCAACTGCTGTATTAAAAGCACCTGTAGTGTTTATCAATAAAGCACTTCTACCAACTGCTGTATTGTAAGAGGCTGTAGTATTAGCATTTAAAGCACCTTTACCAACTGCTACGTTTTCAGCACCAGTTGTATTAGACTTCATAGAGTCGTGACCAACAGCAGTGTTTCTACTACCTGTGTTGTTTGTGTCTAAAGCACCTTGTCCTACTGCCACATTAGATGCACCAGTTGTGTTAGAATCAAGAGCATTTGCACCGACTGCTACGTTTTCTGCACCTGTAGTGTTTGCTCCTAAAGATGCATAACCAACTGCGGTGTTGTTAGAAGCTGTGGTGTTTAGTCTTAACGCATTTACACCCACTCCTACGTTATAGCTACCAGTAGAGGTACTTTCTAATGCCTGATAACCTCCTGCGAAATTTTGAGCGCCTGTAATGGCTCCAGATAAAGACTTACCACCTACAGCAGTGTTATAGCCCCCAGTCGTAATTGCATCACCTGCTTCGTCACCTACGACAGTATTATAATTACCACCACTTGTAATGGAGTTACCTGCGTTGTTACCTAAAGCTACATTACCTGTACCAACAGCTAAGTTACCTAATAATCCACCTGTTACTTTTGTTATTGCCATTTGTTGTTATCTCCTTCCTGAAGGTATAAAGTCTATATATAATCCATTGATTGTATATGGAGCTTTGTTGTCCTCACTTATAAATGTAAAATTATTACTTGTCCCACTTCCTTGTAAAGGTACTCTTATCATAGGATTCTCTGCTCCACCGAATATGTTAGTACCAAACAAAGCTTCACCAAATAAAGAAGGTGGGTCTATAACTCCTAAATCAAATAAATCTTGTGGCTGTGGTATATCTGTACTACCATAGTCAAATCTTACCTGTACATCTGGTTCTACCACACCTTCAGCACTTGCTGAGACTTTAAGGTAGTGTAAAGTTTTTAGAGTTCCTAAATCACCATAGTCATAGTCTGGTGTTGCATATCTTGCTAAGATATTAGAGCCATCAAAGTCGTTACCTGAATCATGTATATAGATGTAACCATTAGCACTACCATGATAGTATTCTTCAATACCATTTTCATTAAAGTCTGAACCGATGGCGGTTACTTCTATTCCTCGTGTTTCTGACCATTCGAACCCGTTTGGTCTTATCGTTCCTATGACACCTCTTTGTTGACTTTCGTCTAATGCTGTGTCTGTATAAAATAATCTGTATTGTGACTTCTCACGCAGTACAATACTGCTAATGTTAAAGTCGTTTGTGCGTTTTGCTAGGTCTGTTATAATCGGCTGAATCGCTTGACTCACCGTACCCAACTCAACGTCACCAATTCTTGCGGTACCTGCAACGGTTCTGATACCGTCCGGTGCAAGAAACATTAAGTCACCACCAATTTCTTGAATACTGTAACCTGATAGGCAACCTACGTTTTCTGCAACTGAAACAATTGCTACGTTCTGACTGTCATCAATGTTTATAAGTTTGTGAATACTGTTTTCACAGAACACAAACAAATCAGTACGGAAACCTTTAATGCCTACAATGGTATCAGAGATAGTAACAGAACCTGCTCCAACCCCTGAAAAGTTATCTTGGTCATTGTGTACACTGTAGTACAGCGTTGTTTCGTCATCAACCACACCTGCAGCTATTAAGTGATGGTCGTGTGAAGTAATGTATTTTACTCCGTTTGTACTATTTACTGTAATTAACTGTGTAAAAAATGTTCTAGTGTTTAAAGCTCCAGTGCCTTCCATTCTAAAAGCAAAAGGTTGATTTGCTTCATCAGCTATAATTACTTGACCATAGTCTTGTCCAGCACCATCAAATAAAGCAAACTGAGTTTTACCTTGATTGGTTCTTGTTGTAACACTTTTACCTGTAAAGGTTGCATAATTATCGCCACCTCCTGCAGACAATTTATTAATTGTCATCCAAGTAATTCCATCTAGACTAAAATAAATATTAGTCCCGGCTGCAACAACAATTCCATCAGCATAAGGTATTACACCTAGTATGTCAGTAGTACCACCCGTAGGCTGTGTTGCACTAGCACCACCAAACTTTGTAAACCCGTTAATACGTCTATAACCACCTTCAATAGAGACTTCAAAATTTCTAAGTTCTCGTGCTACTCCGGGTGTTTTAAGTAAGTCTATTGAGTTTGCAGACTTAATTAATCCACCAGTACATGCAACAGTATAAGGTTGTGATGCTGCCATAAATTAAAAGTATCTTCTATCGTCTGTCATTGCACGAGGAGTTGGATTAATCAAATTAGATTTCATATTCCTCATCGCCTTCTTATAATCATCCATAGCAAAAGCTGCTTGTTGGGGTGATTCTTTAAACTGCCAAATATAATATCTTGTTTTAGCAGTAATAACATTTGTGTATTGTTCTGGGAAGACCACTGTGTCTCCGTGTGCTACAAGCTTTGTAGGCT